ACTACTACTACGACTTTTAATACTACTACGACAACTATTGAACAGAGAGCTACTTCTACTTCAAAAAACACTACTACAACTTTTGAAACTAACAAAAATACCGTAACTCAATATACCACAATCACAACGTTTAATACTATTACTACATTTGAGACAAATACAACAACCACTACAACTTTTGAGACAAATACAACAACAACTACGATTTACAATACTACTAAAAATACTTCTACTATTTTTAATACAATAACAACTTATAATACTGCAACAACATTGGCAACTGCTACTTCGAAGTCTACTACTACAACTTTTGAAACTAATAAAAATACGGTTACCCAATATACTACAATTACAATATATGAAACTACTACAGCTTATAATACTACATTAGCAACTATTACGACTTACAACACAACTCAAAGTACTACTACAACTTACAATACCACTACATCGACTGCTACAACATTAGCTACTGCGACCTCAAAAAGTACTATTACGACTTTTGAAACTAATAAAAATACGGTTACTCAGTACACTACGATTACAACTTTTGAAACAATTACTACGTTTGAAACAAATACAACAACTACTACGACTTTTAATACTACTACGACAACTATTGAAACAAGAGCTACATCGACTTCAAAAAATACCATTACAACTTTTGAAACTAATAAAAACACCGTAACTCAATACACTACGATTACAACTTTCAATACTGCTACAACATTAGCTACTGCGACCACAAAAAGTACTATTACAACTTTTGAAACTAATAAAAACACCGTAACTCAATACACTACGATTACAACTTTTGAAACAATTACTACGTTTGAAACAAATACAACTACCACTACGACTTTCAATACTACAACAACTACTTCTACTATTTATAACACAATAACAACTTATAATACTGCTACAACATTGGCTACCGCAACTTCAAAAAATACTACTACAACTTTTGAAACCAATAAAAATACTAATACGGTTTACAATACTACAACAACCACTACTACAACTTTTGAAACTACTAAGACAACTACTACAACTTTTGAAACAAGTACAACAACTACAACAACTTTTAATACTACTAAAAGTACTATAACTACTTTTAATACGATTACAACGTTTAATACAATAACAACTTTCACGACAACTTTCGAGACTATTACAACTTATAATACAAGCCGTATCACAAGTTACTACGTATCTTAAAAAAAATCACTTTTAGAAAAAAAACTTTATATTTATATATGTGTATATAAAAGGTTATCTAAGGAGTTATAATGCCTAAAATGAAATCTGAAATGTTTGACCCTTCCGTTGCTAATGAAAGGATAGGGGAGTACGAAAAAAATAAATATTTAGTTGATAATCTCGCAGGAGTGGATAAATATTTTAGAAAACGTATGAAACGGTATACTACTGAATTTTCATATGATGTAATGGCTAACGAAATAGCCTATTTTAAAACTATAAATTATACTGAATACGCTACTTCATTTATGATGTGTCCGTTGAGTCAAATAATGAGAGAACAACAGATACGAGATGCATATTATGATGAAGAAACTGAAGAATATCCAATATTAGATTGGGTAACATATTTTAAAGAGAACGTAGAAAATAAAGTATCTAACAAATATCAAGACAGGATAGATTTAACTGAAGACCCAAAATTTGATAGAGAACTTGAAGCATTAGTAGTTTTACCTGGTTCTAATAAAATTAAAAGTAGAGTTTGTTTAAATAAATTAAAAACTATTAAAGATAGACACGGAGATAAAGTTTTATTTAAACCACATCCAATAACACAACATCAAATTATAGGAGAATTGAAAGATTTATTTGGTGAATCGTGTATACTTCCGCGTGAAGCAGATTTGTATGCTTTTATGATGAAAGTACCAAGAATATATAGTACTAATATTAGTGAATCTTCTTTATATGCAGTTTGTTTAGAAAAAGAACTTGACCATATAGAAGTACATCAGGATATGGCGTGGGGTTCATTTTATCATATGAATTGGCCTTTGTTTATGTCTGAAGTTCGAGGCCAAGATACTCACTATTTTATTAATAAAGTTCTCTCAAGTCCTAAATGTGGAATAATTAATCCTCGAGTAGATGGAAATTGGAAGAAAAAAATAGATGACTATTTGACTTATATACATAAAGAGCGAGAATTATGGTATGAAGTATTTGTTCGTGATGACCCTATTGTCAAAACTGAAGAATTTAAAAAGAAAAAATCTTAGGAGTTTAAAATGAAAAAAGTTTCGGTTTCAAATGTAGTATTCGGTGGCGATGAGACACCTATAATTGCAGGGCCTTGTGTTATTGAATCATATAAACTTTCAATGGATGTCGCAAAACAACTTGTTAAAATAGGAAAAAACACTAAAACTCCGATAGTATACAAAAGTTCTTGGGATAAAGCAAATCGTTCTTCTAATTCATCTTATAGAGGTCCTGGTATAGAAAAGGGATTGGAAGCACTTAGAAGAGTAAAAGAAGAAACAGGTATGCCTGTACTTACTGATGTTCACGAAGTACACCACGTAAAAGAAGTAGCAGAAGTAGTTGATATAATTCAAATACCAGCATTTTTGTGTAGACAAACTGATTTGATAAAAGAAGTAGCACAGACAGGCAAAGTAGTAAATGTTAAAAAAGGTCAATTTTTATCACCTTGGGAAATTGAAAATGTTATAATAAAAATTACAGAAGAAGGTAATGAAAATATTTTAATTACAGAAAGAGGAACTCAATTTGGTTATAACAATCTTGTTGTTGATATGAGGTCGATACCTATAATGCAAGAGTTTGGATTCCCTATAATATTTGATGCAACACATAGTAATCAACTTCCAGGAGGAAACGGAACAACTACAGCTGGTATGAGAAATATGGTTCCTTATCTTGCTAAAGCCGCAGTTGCTGTCGGTTGTGATGGCGTATTTTTTGAAACACACCCTGACCCTGAAAGTGCTAAATCAGATGCATCAACACAATGGCCTTTAGGTGACTTAGAAGAAGTTATTTCAAATCTAAAAATGAAGCCGGCTAAGGTCAAAAAATCACCTAGTGCGGTTTTAGGAGAAAGTCAAGCAAAAAATAGTAAAACAATGTATAAAGACCGACTCAACAAAAAGTATCAATCACATATGGATACAAATCAAATTAATGTTATGAATTTTGATGATATTCCGTTACCTGAAAAACCATCTAATACTTTATCAGATTCTAATCCGTTTACGACAACTTGTACAAAATTAATGGATGAAAGAAACTTAACTAAAAGTGTTATTATCTCAAATACTGACGATTTAGAGTCTATGGGTGAGAATAAATCAGAAGTGATAGCTTGTGACGGATTTCTCGATACGTTAAATCCTGCAGAAGTTGATTTAAATTTAGTCACTATTTTTAATTCTGCTACAAGACTAATATTTTTACAACTTGAACCTAAAAGAAGACCTATAGAGTGGTGGATACAAAAGTTAAACTTTTTAAGAGAAAGACACGACCAAAAAGAATTAGATATTTTCGTATCTTTTACAGCTGAGCCCGCAAAACTCAGAATGATAACTTTACCTAATGATTATTATAAAAGAAAAGAAGACGAAGAAGTCAAATCTAACAAAGTAAAGGTTCCTATGATTCGATGGAACAATCCCAAAGATAAACCTAAACCAAGGATATAATATGCACACAGCAGGAAAAGTATGGGGCAAGACCGCAAATATATTTTCTAATCCTAATTTTGAAGTACACAGGATAGAAGTAAATAAAGGCGGATATTGTTCAAAACATAAACACAAATATAAATTTAATGCCTTTTATGTAGAAAGTGGTGAATTAGATATTATAATCTACAAAAATGATTATGATTTAGTGGATACAACTACGTTAAAAGCAGGTGATATGACTATAGCAAAGCCAGGAGAATATCATAGTTTTAAAGCAAACGCAAAAACTATTTGTTATGAATTTTATTGGGCTGAACTAAATCACAATGATATTGAAAGAGAATCTGTAGGTGGTGTTTAGTGCTAACAATTCCTATTAACGAATTTTTAAAAAATAAAAGAGTCGTACTTGTAGGAAATTCTGTAGAAATGATGAACTATGAGTATGGTGATTTTATTGACTCATTTGATGTCGTAATACATCACGGCGCTGCTATAGCAAAAACACAATCTCAATATAAAAATCTTGGAAGTAGAACTGATATATGGATTACAGGTACATTTAGATTTCACGTAGTAAAAACGTTAAAAGATGACTTTGAAAGTGGCCAATATAAAGATACTTTGATATTATTTAATAGAGTTCGTACTAAATTATTAGATGTAGACTCTAATATTCCGTGGGAAAACTCATTACCACAAATTCCTAAAATAGATATGTTTAGTGATATTGAACTTATAGAAACATTAGATGAATTGAACTATATGGAAGGATTCGGTAATGGAGTTAGAGGACCTAAAAATGGAATGAGACCTTCAGCTGGATTTATGTCTTTATTATATTTTACCCGCAAAGTAACTTCTTATAAAAGTTTAGATATTATAGGATTTGATTTTTTTAGAAAAATAACTGACGAGAAACGAGGAGGCGGAGATAAGCCTTTTAGTTGGTATCTTCCTATTAAAGATTGTGGTTCACATCCACATAATGGTAAGTTAGAATATGATTATGTTAAAAAGTTAGAAAAACAAAAGAAGATTAAGTGGAACGTTTTGTCTGATTTAAAAGAAGAAAAAATAAAATACGACAGAAAATGGTTAGACGGAACTATATTCAATAAGTGGGCTGATGAAAAAAGTTGATGATAAATATAGTTTTCTTCAATATAGAAAAGACCAAGAGAAGAAACATTTAAATTTAATTGAAAATACAACTAACCCGTTACATAGTATATTAACGGTTGAAATGAATTTAACAGAATTGTGTAATCGTAAATGTGTTTTTTGTCCACGACACGACCCTAAAGTTTATCCAAATAGAAATTTAAATACAACTATAGAAGATTCTACTACAATAGCGAAACGTTTAGCAGAATTTGATTATGTAGGTAGAATATCATTTAGTGGGTTTGGTGAAAACTTTTTAAATAAAGAATTTAATGAAATTGTACAGGCTATGAGAAAAGAATTGCCTAATAACGTATTTGAATGTAATACTAACGGTGATTTTTTGAATAAAGAGTCTGTTACAGAGATATACAAAAGTGGTATGGATATGTTGTACATAAATCTGTACGATGGACTTGAACAGATAGAGCCGTTTGTTAAAATAATGAAAGATTCAGGTATATCTGAAGATAATTACAAATTAAGAGCGCATCATACACAAGATGAATGGGGATTATTTGTAAATAACAGAAGTGGGATGATAGATTGGATAGGATTCGATGAAGATGACATCGAAAATTTAAAAGGAAAGCCTTGTCACTATCCTTATTATAAAATGTTTGTAGATTGGAATGGAGATGTTTTATTTTGTTCAAACGATTGGGGTAGAGAAATAGTAGTTGGTAACTTAATTCAAAGTTCTGTTATGGATGTTTGGATGGGTGACAAAATGAAAGAAGTCCGTGACAGACTTTCAGTTGGAGATAGAAGTCACAGCCCGTGTAATACGTGTTCAGTAAAGGGTGACTTATTTGGTAAATCAAGTTTTGAATTAATTAACGGATATTATGAAAGTAGCGATAACAGGTCACACTAAAGGTTTAGGGAAAGAACTATATAGTCGATTTGATGATGTAGAAGGGTTTTCATCAAGTAATGATTATGATGTTTCGGATAATTATGAACGAGCAAAGATTATTTTTGAATTAGAAAAATTTGACTTGTTTATAAACAACGCACACCCAATGTTTGACCAAACTCGTATGTTAATGGAAGTGTTTGATAGATGGAAACATAAAGATAAAACTATTGTCAATATAATTAGTAGAGCAAAGTATGACAATATATCTAAAGGGTTTATGTACTCTGCTTCTAAAGCATCATTATCACACTTATCTCATAATCTACGATTTAATACAGATAAGAAATGTAAGATAATAGATGTAAATCCAGGACTACTTGAATCAGACTTATCAAGTTTAACTTACAAAGAAATAGCTGATATTGTTATGTGGTGTATTAATCAACCACAACATATCGAAATAGGTGAAGTATCTGCTTGGCATAGAGACTCATATGTTAATGTACAAAACGAAAAAGCAAAAAAATTAAATAGATGAATGTTTATATAGGTTACGATAGTAGGCAAGATTACTCTGAACATTTTTCAGAAGTAGTAAACCCTCCGTATCAAGTATCTAAGTACTCAATAGAGAAATATAATAAAAGTGTTAATATAGAACCTATAATTGTCTCAGAATTAAAGTTAAAAAATATTTATTGGCGACAAGCAGACTATCTTTCAAGTACAGAGTTTGTTTATAGTAGATTTCTTACTCCACATCTTAATGGTTATAAAGGAATAGCATTATTTTGTGATTCTGATTTTTTGTGGCAAACAGATGTTAATGAGTTATTAGATTACTACGATGAAAAGTATTCAGTTATGTGTGTAAAACACAATTATACACCTCCTGAAAGTACAAAGATGGATGGAAAAGCACAGACACATTATCCAAGAAAAAATTGGTCAAGTCTGATGATGTTTAATTGTTCACATCCTGATATTAAAAAATTAAGTGTTAAAAATATTAATGCAAAAAATGCAAAGTGGTTACATAGATTTGAATGGACGAGTGATGAGTGTGTTGGAGAGATACCAGCAACTTTTAATTGGTTAGAAGGATGGTATAACGATAATATTAACCCAAAAGCAATTCACTATACACGTGGCGGGCCTTGGCATACTACGTGGAACGGTCAATACAAAGACAAATGGGTAGAAACATATAACAAATTAGTTAAGGAGAAATCGAATGGCTAACGAAACAAAGTTCTCAGAAGATGAACTAAAACAAATAAACGAAGTAGCAGATACTTACAGCGCTCTACAAACAGAGTTAGGTAATCTTGGAGTTCAAAAAATATTAGTAGAAGACAGAGCAACTACTATTGAAAATAGAGAAAGTTCTATTCGTGATGAATGGAAAAAGAATCAAGTTAAAGAACAAGATTTAGTAAAGATTCTAAGTGATAAGTATGGTGCAGGTACTCTTGACCCTAAAACAGGCAATTTTGTGCCGGTAAAAGAAAATAAACCGAGTTAAATATAACGTTTTGAAATTTTAAAAACTATTTATATATGTTTAACACAATAACCTCATTTTATTATAACAGGAGACAATAATGGCAGAACGAATTGTATCTCCGGGTGTATTTACCCGAGAGAAAGATTTATCATTCTTACCACAAGGTGTCGCAGAGATTGGAGCCGCAGTAGTCGGACCAACTTTACGAGGCCCTGCATTTACTCCTACCGTAATCACAAGTGCAAGTGACTTTGAAGCTCAATTTGGTGCGATAGGTGGTTCTAAGAACTACTACACAGGAATAGCAGTACAAAGATATTTGAATGGCGGAGCGCCAAGTGTGACGGTAGTTAGAGTATTAGGTATAGGAGGATACTCAGTAGACGCAGTAAACGTAGTACTTGGTACCGGACACGCGGCTCAACAACACCGAATTTTAGCAACTTTATTACCATCAAGAAAACATTCAGCAGGATTAGGCGATTTAACTTCTACTTTAGTTAGTGGAAGTCTTGATGCTGGCCCATCTGCCGGTTTTGGTGATTATGCATCAGGAAGTGTAAAGGTTAGTGTATCAGGTTCAGACCTTTTACTTAACACGATACCAGGTGCTAATTTTTCAGGTGGCGGAACTAATGCAGTTACATCTGACCCGCAAGATAATACTAATCACGTTTATATGTACAAGTATTTTAATCAAGGCGGAAAAGTTCCATCAGGAGCGGTTAGCGGTGCTAATAGTATTTCAAGTTCACTTGTTACATTGAACTTACGAGATGGTGTACAATCATTTGATGCAAATGGTAACGCTAACACTTGGACAGGTAATAGTTCATATTCTGTTGCAAGAACACCTTATATAATTTCACAGAGATTGAACGGCGCTGCTGCTTCAAGTCTGTTTAGAATTTATACTCGTGGTTCAGGTACAGAAATGAACGAAAGAATACATATTGCTATTTCTAATATCAAAGCCGCAGCATCAAACAACACATCACCTGACTTTGCTCAGTTTGATTTACAAGTTTATCTAAAGAACGATAGTGGTGTATTTTCTTCTGTTGAAAACTTCAATGGATGTAATTTAGACCCTAAAAGTTCTAACTTTGTAGTTGCTATGATTGGTGATGGACACGAAGTAACTGATAATAACGGAAAGATTACTAAATATAGCAATTATGGTAATAAAGCTCAGTTTATTAGAATCGGTGATTACACAGCATTAACAGATGGTACTAATCCAGCATTAGCGCCTATGGGATTTGGTAAAGTAAACAATCCTATAGCAGGTGGTGTTAATGTACCAAGTGCATCGTTTGTAACAAGTTCAGATAGTGACTTACAATTTGACCCAGGTAAATTTCCAGGTTGGGACTTTTCTGCAGCAAATTATATTAATAATGCTTACTTAGCTCCGATACCTTTAGATGCAGGTGTAGGTGCAAACGTATCATTTTCACTTGAAGACCTTTCAGGTTCAGCCGGTGGTAACGCAGGATTTGCTAACGCAACAACTCAGTTATCATTAGCATCAGGAACTAACGTACAACAGCGTAAGTTTAAAATACCGATGCAGTGGGGATTTGATGGTGATAATCCTGCTCGTGAAATTAAGTTTGGTAACGATATTGTTGCTAATAACACTCAAGGACTTGATTGTTCTACAGCAGTTAAGAGTGGTTCTGTTGCTTATAAAAGAGCATTGAATACACTTGCTGACCCTGACTTTATCGACATTAATATGTTAGCAACACCAGGTATTATACACGCTTATCATCCTGCTGTTAGTAACAAGGCGATGAGTATTGCATCAAATCGTGGTGATACGTTCTACATATTAGATGGCTCTAAATACAACGAATCAGTAGCAAACGCTATTAGTAACGTTGCGAGTATAGACAACAACTATGTAGCTACTTACTTTCCTTGGGTTCAGATATCTAATCCAGGAGGCGGTCCTCAACTTTGGGTTCCACCATCAGTAGTTATGTTAGGTGTCTTTTCACAGAACGATAGAATCGGTCAAGAATGGTTTGCTCCCGCAGGTTTAAATCGTGGTGGCATCGCCGCTCTTGATGTTAAGAAGGTATTAACTCATACAGACAGAGATGAATTGTATGATGGTAAAGTTAATCCGATTGCTTCTTTCCCAGGACAGGGTATTGTAGCATTTGGTCAAAAGACTCTACAATCAAGACCTTCAGCGCTCGACAGAATAAATGTTCGTAGATTATTAATTAACTTGAAGAAGTTCATAGCATCATCTTCAAGATTCTTAGTATTTGAACAAAATACTGCGGCAACGAGAAATCGTTTCTTGAACATTGTCAATCCTTATATGGAATCTGTACAACAACGTTCAGGTCTTTCGGCATTCAGAGTAGTAATGGATGATTCCAATAATACTCCTGAAGTAGTAGATAGAAACCAATTAATTGGTCAAATCTTCATACAGCCTACAAGAACTGCTGAGTTTATTGTACTCGACTTTGTTGTATTGCCAACAGGCGCGGCATTCCCTGAATAATAGGGAGGTTTGAAAGAACTAAGGGGTTCAATTATGAGCCCCTTTTTTCTTATATTATAAAACTAAGAAAAAACTAAGAAAAAGAGATACATTGTTTCTGATGATTTTGTAGTATCCTTATATTTATAATAGAACAATAAACTTAACAGGAGAAAAGCAGATGCCTGATTTGATAGATGCTAATGAGATATTTTTTACACCTTTCGAACCAAAAACGAAAAATCGTTTTATTATGGAAGTCGAAGGTATACCAAGTTTCTTAATTAGAGCCGCAAACCGTCCATCAATAGAATTTGAAGAGATTGAATTAAATCACATTAATGTTAAGCGCTATGTGAAAGGTAAAGCTTCTTGGCAACCTTTGGACATTACTCTTTATGACCCAATCGTACCAAGTGGTGCTCAAGCAGTTATTGAGTGGATAAGACTTGGACACGAATCAGTAACAGGAAGAGATGGATACTCTGACTTCTATAAAAAGAATGTTAACTTCCAATTACTTGGACCTGTCGGTGATGTTGTTGAGAAATGGGACCTTAAAGGCGCTTATATTCAATCTGCAAATTTTGGAGATTTGGATTGGTCAGTTAGTGAACCTGTAGACATAACTTGTACATTACGTTATGACTACGCAGTATTACAATTCTAAAATATGAATTTTATTAGAGAAATGCTATCAAGTGATGCGAAGATATCGTCTAAACGGGCGATAGGTTTCGCATCATTTGTTATGCTAATAGCAAGTTGGGTAGCAAATACATTTTGGCAGTTTGAAGTGAAAGACATCATTCTTGAAAACTTTATGTATATTACCATAGTTGGCTTAGGCGTAACAGCAGCAGAAAAATTTAGTCGAAATAAATAGTTATAAATTCTTAACTTAATTAAGAGGTAATTGTTATGAGTAAATTCCCTACTGAGGTAATAGATTTACCTTCAAGAGGATTAGTGTATCCTAAAGAACATCCACTTTCAAGTGGTAAAGTTGAAATAAAATATATGACAGCAAAAGAAGAAGATATTCTTACTTCTCCTAACCTTATAGAAAAGGGTATTGTATTAGATAAACTATTAGAAAGTATTATCGTTACAGAAGGAGTCAAGTTAGATGACTTTGTTGTTGGTGATAAAAATACATTATTAGTATCAGCACGTATACTTGGGTATGGTAAAGATTATCCTATTATGATTGCAGATGAAGAAGTGAATGTTGATTTGACAAATTTAAAAGAAATTTGGATAGATGAAAATAATCTTGTAGAACCACACAAGAATGCATTCAAATTTACAACACCAACTTCAAAAAATCAAATAGTTTTTTCTATATTAGATGGTCATATGGAAAAACAACTTGACGATTTAAATAAAGCA